ATCTCTTTGCATTCCTTTTTTGAATACGTTTTTGATGTTCCACTCATGAATGTCCTCCTCGGGCTGTTCGTGTCCTTGCAGTGCAAGCATTGTTCTAATCTCAGCAGCATTGAAGTCCAACTCAAGGAACGCATCGTTCGTCGGTAGAACAAATTGCTTTAGCTCTGTTTTTAAATTGAGGATCGGAAAAGATTCTCTTCGAGTTGTAAGGCGACCGGTTATGGTTCCAAACAAATTATAGTCAACATAGGGGGTTGCATCTTTAAATTGCTGATAAAGATGTTTTGCCTTTGGGTCATCCGCACTCGCACGGTGTATACCCATCCTATTAATAGAGACAGGGTGCGTCTTCAATTCTTTAATTGCCGCTTGTGCTTTTTTGAGAAGTGAGTAGTGTTCTGGTTTCTCATGGTTCTCAAAAATCCAACGTGTAATCTCATTTTTGGTGTCGAAGTAATGTATCAAATGTTTTTGTGGGACAACATCATAAAAGCACACATCCGTTAGATTAATCTTGGCGGTTGCAAATCCTTTGAAATGAGACTTTAGCAAATTGCTAGCATTTTCCCATCGTGCTCTTAAGTGTGTCGGACATACTTGATCAATTGTTTTGCCTTCGACCAGCAAATTAGCATAGTCTATGTCTCTACCGTATAGGTGATCTGAGTAAGCCCAAGTTTTAGTGATGCCGTCTGGAATTCTATCCCAAACAAACTGTCCTGCTAGGTAAGTTCCTGCACAATCAAGCTTGCTATCTAAAAGTTGAAAAAACATTTACAGTGTCCTCCGAAATGTGTTATAATGTATTGGCGGTTAATAATAGAATAACACGTTTTGAAAGGCTTGTCAAGTTATTTCTGAGACTTTTTTTGGTAATAGGTTAAGGAACCCTCTTTGGTGTTGTACCTACTTCTAAATTGAGCTTCAATGAAATCCATGGCGGTGTCTGGTGTTACATCAAACAATCTTACGGAGGTGCCATGAATGGATTTGATTTCAGAATCGGAAAGAGGAAAAATTTCTTCCATATTTCTTATTTTAATATATAATAATAATATAATATTAGGATTTATACTATTGATAAGTTCTCTAGAGCTTAAGTTTGATTTAACTTTATCATTACAAACATAAACTTCTTTTAAATTTGGTCTTAGATGAACCAAAGAGTTGTATGTTTCAATAAGGTATCTCGACAGCAAGTCAAAATCAAAACTATTTGCTTTTACAAATTGTGAGTTAAACAATCCACTAAGAGAAAATAGGCTATATCTACCTCTAAATTTTTTAGTGGTTGGATGCTCTAGATCCGATACGAGCACGCTTGGATTTTGCTGATTTACAGAGAATCCAAATTGCTTAGCCATGTTCATGTAGAAAGGAAAGTTGGGAGAGTTTAGTATTTGATTTTCTTTTATAGCATCGTCTGCGAATCCAACTGGTGCGATCTGCAGGGCTATGCCGGTATTAAAGATTGATGACTGGTTGCTCTTCATATAGCCAGATAAGGTTATCTTTGCTTTGATATCGGTCTCCAAAACATGAGCTTCGAAAAATTTTAAAAAAGTTGCGAACGAATCGATCTTTCTATCGTTAGGAAGCATTTTTTTCTCTAAAAAATCCCCCATGAATAAGCTCATGAAATCGGAATATCCTTTTATTGGGTCTTCCCAACCGCGAATAACGCTCAATTTTGATAGGTTCGCATCTTCCTTGTTTATCAAACTTAGATCTAAAGCGTTAGAATAGCGCACATACATCTCATGGAATTGATCTCCAACAAAATTCATTATTCTAAAGTCTTGATTGTAGAAATTTCTTAAAGATTCATTGTTTACAATTATGGGGTCAAGTTGTCTATTTACTCTCCCATAAAAGGTCCTTTCGGCAAAGTTAAAGTCAACCACTTGCAAAGCATCAGGATCATAAGCGTGTAGTTTAAAGTTAGATCTATCGAATGCTGTTTTGATTGGTTTTGATTTGTTGTTTCCGTTAAAATTCGCCATTATGAATAAACCCTTATTTTGTCTAACTTATCATTGTCTGGTATGAAGTAGATCTTATCTGTCCCGTCTCTGGCTTTTTGTACAACGAATTGTCCTGCATACGAAACCTTATCAATCATCATTGTATACTTTCCATGACCATCCATGTATTTTGCAATTATTTCTTGAGTCGTTGGAGGACTCTGCTCTTCTGTTTGTACACCCGTCTGCTCTGATGCAACAACATCGCCATTGCCCTCTGCAGGGGTGGCTTCAATGTTGTATTCAATTGGTTGCGGCTCTCTCGCAGCTGCCTCCTCATCATTAACTTTGTAAGACTCTAGAATTGTTTCCGTGCAAAACTGTTCATCCCTAGTAGCGGCATCTTCGTTGACACCTTGCTCTATGAATAATTCTTGATTTGATTTTTTCTTATCAATTTTTGGTTGAGATTTCTCCGGTGTCTCTCCATCGCCAGAATAGTAGTGTTGAGATTTAAGTTTTGTAGTGAAAGAATTTGGAGTAATTGTGGTTGACACGTCTGTGATTGTATGATAGCCACCGAGACCAAGTGTGTTAGCCAAACTTCTATTAATTCCGCCCTGCTGGGGTCTCCCAATGTGCGTTCCGCCCATACCGTATGGATCAATCCACAATTCCATTCCCGGATAGAAAAGGGTGTTTCCGAACATCTCGACATTCGCAGTATAAACTGAGGATAATTGCAAAAGTCCATCAATACCTTGTCTGAAGAACCTAGCTTCTCGGATGTATTGCATGTCCGTTTTCGCAAATTGAACTGTCTTAACGATCCCTCGATTAGAGCCGATCTGAACATGAAAACGACCAGCCTCAATATCATCCGCGTATTTTCCTGAGCCGACATAAGTTAAAGCAGAACCGTTTGCATTTAAAACAATGTAATGATAGAAATTTTCAATAGGAGAACCTGTGTCCGATGATTTTCGATTGACGTCTCCCTTTAAAGGCAATCCTCCAGCATTTCTTTGATCATCAGTCTTTATGATGTAATTGTTTAAGTCCACAAGTGTGCCCAATGGATCAACTTTCTTGTTTGGGCTCACGGCGGAGATTTGGCCGGTTTGGAACATTAATTTTTGCTCAACCTTTCTGTCGACACACGCTTCCAACAATGCATTTGAGACCAAGTAGTTGCTCAAACTTCTTATGAAATCCAAAATAGGATAAGTCTTTCTAGTAGACCTCTGATTTAGCACATTGTCTCTAAACCATTCTGAGAAAAAATCAACAGAAATTGGTATGTTAGCAATATTAAAAGATTTAGCAGTGTTGGTATTCTTTTTTTGGTATGGATCAAAATCAAAAGATCCTAAGACTATTTTCGTATTTTCAAGCCCAACGGCAATCTTTTTAGTGTCCGGATCATATAGAGAATCCAAAACGGTGTACAATAAGTCTCCAAAAAAGAAGAATTGCACATTAGTATCGTTAGCGTCTCTTGTGAAGTCCTCACCTGGATCATCGCTCAAGAAACCTTTTCGCAAAACTATGCTTAAGTCTCCTTGATTGGGGTCATCTGCATTGGTAGTCACGTTGGCCCCATTTATAAATCTACATTGTTTAAAAAATCCACGTTTTAAAAAGAACTTTCTGTCTTCATTTTCTATTTCGAGATTAAAAACCTTGTTTCTAAGGTATAGTCTCCGCAAAATTGAATTTAAAGAGTCTCTTTGGATCTGAATTTCTTCACCAGCTAATGCAATGGAGAGTTCTCTCAATTCAGCTTGCGTACATGTCTTTTTGTTTGCTATGTTGATCAACTTCTCCGCATTCTCAATCCTTTTTTTGGCCAGCTCTGGCGTCGTCAGAGCATCAAATTTTATACTTCTAAGAGCTGTCTCTAGATAGGCATAATAGGTAAAGTTCATGTCTACCGTTCCATCATTTTTGATGTTGAAATTGTGATCAACCATGCACAAGAAGTACGACTGATTCATTGTCTCTATCGCATTCTTTAGTCTTGCAAAGTCATCGCTAGAGATTCCTTCTATTTCGCCCTCTTCTGGGATGTTGTAGCCCATTTCCACTCTAATTCTGTAAAATGAAGGCTCGTACTGTCTTAAACTACGAATACCTGCACCCACAGGATTGTCTGGGGGTGGTTGAATTATAAGGTCGACAAACCTATATTCTTCACCGTTGTTCGAGATTCTTTTTCTTGTAAAATCGGCAAAAGACTGGAAATAAAGATTCATTGACCCTTTTATATCATTTTTAGCTACTGCTGGAGTGGTTCCCTTGAAGTCTATTGAGAATGATTTTAATCCACAACCATCACCCTTATCGAATTGCGATGAGAGAAAATCGGGAACCTTGCCCTCGGCCACTGTTCCTTGATTGGGTTTGAAGTTTTTCTTTCGAGATAAATCTGTGTGTGTAGGAAATATAAATTCTGTTTCAATTAATTTGCCGTCTTGATCATTCGCAACTTTGTACATCCTAAACTTGGGTCTAAGTTGGGTCATTACATGAGGTGGGATCTCAAACATGTACGATGAATCTTTTGATGATACAAGATTTGTAATTAAGGCTTCTTTATTGTTGGATGTAGCCATGTAGAATCTACCACCATAAGGCTGATTCTTGGATGGTCCATCAAATGCGGGTGATTTTTGTCTCGCAATAATCTTTTGGTCAAACTTTGGAGATAAGGTAGACATATTCATTAACAATGCACATTGTTTATAGAATTTTTGTCGGTCCTCAATTTGCTCTTCGGTAAGATCGGTTTTTACATCATCCACATCTGTTTCGATAAATGCTTTCGCAGCAGAACTTTCTATGTCTTTTAATTCATCGTCAGTTAGTGGTTTCTTTGCATCTCGATCTTCTAATACCTCTTCCAGTTTTTTAAATAACTGTAGCCTTCTGGCTATTTCTTTATCGACAGCTATGAGAGAATAAACTGCTCTAATGAAACTTGTTTCACTGAAATATTTTTTTAATCGCTTGTCGTAAGTTTCTTCATCTACCTCTCCATCTTCATTGAAGTCCTCCAAAACTTCCATAACGAAACCAAGGTACCGAGCAGCCATAATTCTTCGCAAAAATTCCGACGTTGAAATCTCTGGAGCTTTATAAAAGTTTATGAGAAAGGTCCAAGAGAGGTAGGTAGCTGCTACAATCACTCCCACTGGACCCGTAAGTGTAGCGAGAAAACCATCCTGAATAGTAAGTCCAGATGGTATGTAAGGCTTGTCTTCTGTGCCCGCTAGTATTTTATAGTATTGAAAGTTGTATGTTGTGATGTCCTGATTTTCTGATAGTTCATCAAAATTTCTGAGAAGTTCGAGTGCATCTTCGTTATCGCCATACACTCCAGAAGGAAACTGTATGGCGTTTGCATTAAGGTCATCGATTACCTCTTCAGTATTATCTCCAAGAGCGGCTTTATTTATACCTCTTTGGTCTTCATAGTCATACTTCTCTGCTAGAGATTCATTTATAAGGATTTTAACTTTGCCTTCCCTATCTTCTTCAAAGGTCTTAAATAAATTAACTTCACCATCAGCAGCATTCACATTTATTTGAATATCTTTCAGATCTATAATTTGCTCTCTAACCCCGTTAGAAACAATACCACCTGCATAGGAAAGATTGAAGCCTTTTTCCAACATATGTTGTACTTGGTATGAAACTCCAAAAATTAATTCAAAACTTCCATCGTCAATAGATTTTAGAATTACATTTTGCAAAGTCTGAATAGTTTCTGCTGTTAAATTTACCTTGTAGAGAGAATACTCATGAGTTACTGCACCTACTAGATAGAAGGATCTTTTATCTAAAACATTTTCCTCTGTAAACACCTCATTCATCAAATCTAATGGTAAGAACCTATTGCATTTATCAAACTTATCCACTAGGTAGAGTTCTGCACCGGTAATGAACTCTCCAAGGTCTGTTATAACATTACCCGTTCCTATATTTAACACATCATCGGTATCAAGGTTAACTGCTTGTTCTACTTCTGCGAAGAGACCTCCATCTAACAGTGCGAGGAGTTTTTTAGATCCCTTGTTGACGAAAAAATTAATTTTTTCAATTTTTCCACCGTTTAAATAGTCTTTTTTATTAACATATATAAAGGCCTCATTAAGTCCCGCAGAGATAGCTGTTCCAACTGCAGCTCCAGCAATAACACCGACCGGAGCTCCAAGACCGAAGTTCCATCCACCACCGATGATACCTCCTATAATCGAGGTAACTGATGTGATAGCCAACGTTCCCCATTGCAGAGCCCCTTCAGCGGCTTCATCCAATTGGGTACGATTAGGTTCGGTTGCCTGCACTAATGCATTCAATCGATCATAGGCTTCCTGTTCTGTTATTGGAACTCTTTCAGCAGGTGTGGGGCATCTTGTCATCCTAACACCTCAAGTGCAATCGCAACATTCGTTGGAATCTTTATTTCGTCTCCTTCATTTAAAAGAAATTCAGCTGGTTTATTGTTTAGTTTCGCTATGAGCCACCATAGAGATTGGTCACCTAAGTATTTTGCTGCTAATAGCCAATACTTGTCGCCAAGTCTCCAATAGTAATCGATAGTTGGTATTCTATCTATATCTTCTTGTGAAGGATTTGATAATCTAGGTGTAGCAAATTGCTCAACATGCTTTATGCCTCGATCCTCGAAGAGTTTGTCGTACAATTCGTTTTTATTCTTTGCTTTTCTTCTGTTATTTAATCTACTCATGATTCTTCTCCACTGTATGGGAATTTGGCGAATCTCTCACTATCTATGGGAGTCCCATCTGGCTTGAACCCCAAATCGAACTCATGTTGTGGTGTAAAATCAATAGAGACGTTATAGACTTTGGGATAGAAATTTCCGTCTTCACTAAACATTCCCATGTCGATAACTGGTGTTGCATTGAAAGATCCAATCCACCCGAGAAGACCTTCTTGTGATGCTGAATTTGAGGGATTAGCTGGATTATGAATTAGATTTGCAAATTTGATTCTCACCAGTGGATTTTTTGATAAAGACAGGGCATTTGTTGTAACCTCTGGAGCACTACCAGACGCAGGTAGAACATTTGAATTGTAAGTGGGATACATGTATCGCTTGATCTCATTGATATTGCCTAAGTTTTTTTTTGCCTCTGCAAGATTTGCTGCTGGAACGTCAAAACCCAAAGCGATTTTTCTGACCGTATTTTGAAAAGTACCAATTGGGTCTGGTCGACCATAAACAACCTCTTCGTTCCATGTTGAAGTCATGTTGTCGCTAAATGATGTGATGAATGCATAAAATATCACCGCATCTGTTCCCGTCTTTACAGGTGAAATTTTAATGAATGCACCTGAGTCTCCGACATAATTATCAATATAGCTCGTCATTTAGTTCTCCTTAAGTCAATACCGTTTCTGCGGCAACAGTCTTGACGTATGCCTCGAATTCTTTACCACCAGCTTCTAAAGTCATTTTCATTCCGTCAAAGACATTTTTAACATTTGCTGTAACATTCGTTGAAGATGCCGCTATTTTAGCACCAGTAAGATCGAAGGCAGTTCCTGCGCTCATTAGTGCTAAATTTTGCAATGTAGATGTAACTTTAACATCTGTTCCCATTGAGTTTAGCTCTTCAACGACGCCTTTAAATTTCGTTGCGATTCCTGAGAAGTCTGCATTTCCAATGTCCGCTATGGCTTGAATTGTATCTCCGCCTTTCTCCATCATTTCTGCATTCGCTTTGGCTACTGCGGCTTCAGATTCAGCCATCGCTACCATAGTAGCAGCAATCATTCCGCCACCTGCTAATAATGCGAGTATAACCGCACCGGCAATACCTCCAGACGCAGCCACTGCTGTGGAGATTGCGCCTAATCCTGTACCAATACCTGTACCCATTGCTGCGAAGGCTGGTCCAATTGCGGCGATACCAGCCATAAAGCCACTACCAATAGCAAACATGGGAGCAATAGCCATAATCCCAGCTGCGAATAGTGCGACTGTTCCAATAACTTCTTTTGTTTCTTTGTCCATACTTTGGAAAGCATCTGTTAAGAAATCTGCGACTTCTCCAAGCTTCTCTAAAGCTGGTTGTACCATTACGATTAATTCTGTTGCGAGGTTTTTAAATTTGTTCATCGTTGGGACGGTTGCTTGTACTGCATCATCAAATTTTTGTTGAGCCTCTGCATTTTGTTCCATCTGCGCTGCGTTTGCTTCATAATCAGCAAGACTCATTGAGAAAATTCTATTTGCCTCATTCATGTCTGTGATGCCCGCTGCGGCTGCGATAGCCTTTTGAGTGAACCTGTCCATGTCTCCAAAGGCAACCCCTTGCGCCTGAACGGATTCGACAAGAGTTTTCATTCTCTCATCTTCAGTCATCATTAGCATTTGAGTTGTTGAGAGTTGAGTTCCAAGTAAGGCGTTAAATTTAGCAGACCCTTCTGCGGCTCCTGCGAAAGTATCAAACTTTCCAACAATGTTGAGTAAAGTCCCTACCTCAACTCCTGCGGCTTTTGCTTGTGCTGCGAGGTCTTTAAAAATTCCAATGGAATTCTTTCCGTATACCGCGAGGACTTTGGATGCCTGATTAAAGTCTTTTACAATCTTGTCTGCTCCAATACCGAGCTCCACACCAGCCATTGCTAGTTCCTTTTGTGCTTGGACGGCTTCAGAAGCACCCATGTTCATGATTTTAAATGCATTTTCCATAAATGCTGCGGTGTCTGTTGCAGACACTCCAAGTTTTTCAAACTGTGAGGATGCGATAACAAGATCTGTTCTGGTTTGGCTGTTTAATTTTGCGAACTGAGAAGTTCCAGCATTCAAAGCAACGATGGAATTGGCGGCATCAGACATTGATACGCCCAGTAGATTTCCTGCTCTTTGTGCATCGTAAAGGTTGTCGTTAAATTTTCCAACGGTTCCCGTCTTTCCTACGACGTTAGCTAATGCATTATCAAACGCGGTTAGAACCTTCATTGATTCGGAGAAGATCTTATTAAAGACAGTTAGTCCAATGGCTTGTGGGCTAAATGCTTCCGCCAAGCTTCTACCTAGGATGGCGGCTTGCCCTTGAGCTTCATCTGAACCATCAGCGAGTTGGGCAAAAAGTGCCGTTGTTTTTCCAATGGCTGAACTGGAGTAATTCTCAAGCCCAATCATACCAGAGATCATTTTTGCCTGAGATCTTGCTGCGTCACCTCGACCTTCCTTTTCAGCTTTCCTTACTTTTTCTTGTATTTCTCCGAGTTCTGCGACTTTTTCAATCGCGGCATCAAGCTCAGGGATATCAAAGCTACCAAGCGAAATTTGTTCACCAGACTTGAGCTTTTCAATTAATTCTACGACATTCGCTTCTGCATCCTTTGCAAGATCGGCAGTAGCTGCATATGCCTCAGCCTGCGCTATTAAGTTTTGTCTCTCGGCTTCGTACTGGGCTTCTTTCATTTTGCCGTATTGCGCGGTGAGTTCATACTGCTTTTGTAGGCTTTCGTATTGTTGCTTTCTCTCTTCAGCAGACGCTCCGGTTGGTGACGTGTCTGATTCGCTTATTCCAAGCGCATTCTTAAAAGCTTTTAAATCGTTACCTTCGGCATTCTTAATTGCCGCTAAGATTTCTTCCATTGTCGCCATGCATTGATCCTCGTTACTCCCTAATTAGCTCGCAAAACAAAAACCCAAAAGACTCATCTCTTCTTCTGGGCTTTCTTTATTTGCTTTGCTTCTTCTTCGAATTGTTTCTTGAGTCTTTCAACAAACCAGTTCCTCAAACCAATGGGTAAATTGTATGCTTCGGTCAATGACCATCCGCCAAAATGCTTGAGAATAAAGAATTGCTCATAGACTCCTTTCATAAACTCAGAGGTTAGGCCAAAAAAAGTCCGTTCCAAAAGGAACGTCGACCTCCTGCTCGTGTGAGCAACTTTTGCATTTAAGATTCTGTGCGATTCTAACAGTTGTTGTGCAGTCCCTAAGAACTTGCTTGAAGTGAGATGCGTCTGTAATGATCATGTTCTCAACATAAGAGTGGATTACTTCATCTTCTGTGAATTCCTCAACAGACTTGATCATCTGCTTGTATTGCTCAACGGTTCCATACTCTACTGTTTTACCTTGGACAGCCATTTCCATAATTCTATTTTCGTCTTCGCCATTTGCGAGTCTAAACTTTACGGTAAACTTTGTGCCGGGCATCTTTGTTTGATATAATCCATTTCCAAAGTATTGAACGGTGTTGAGCGCTTCTTCACTCAAGCCACCAGAGACTTTGGGTTTCATTAAGTCAAACGTCACCATGTTCGCAGTCGCACATTTTGGACAGTTAACCATAGCGTCGTAATTGGACCCATAGGCCGTCGCACGAGCTTTGATGAGTATTGCATTGCGATCGCACACAAGAAGCGATAATGGGTCAATTTCGCTGTTTACAATGATGTTTTGCATCACTCTCTCTAAAGCAATCCCTTTTCTAACAAGAGACTGGTTTGAGAGTGTGTCTTCATCTTTTGCGGTCATGTATTTTATCTCGATAAAGTCCTGTCCATTTAATGGATGGTTGTCGGGATAGCCTTGACCTTTCGATGGGAGATCTACAATCTCCGTTGGAGCCACGAAATCTAAGGGGCTCATTTGCGGTGGAGCATCTGAGTGCTCTGGTTTATTGTCTATTCCAAGACGGTCGGAATTTCTTCCCATTATACCTCCAGTATATTATTATAGATCGGTCACAGTGCCGGGTTGTGGTTGAGGATTTGCTGCTCTCAATCTGTCTAATCGCTGGTTTTGCTCAGTAGTACCAGCTCCTTCGCCATAATCTGCATAGTCGTAGGCTATTTCCAGTGTAACCTCTGATAATTCATCACTTGAATAGTCAAGCTTGCTGTACCCTGCCGAGATTATAAATGCTCCTCTGAGGGTCCACTGATCCGCTATTGTATCGCCGTCTGCGGCGAGGTGTTGGATGACTAAGTCATTCACTGCTGAATCGGTGGCCTTTTGGATTCCGGTCATAGCAGTCTTATCAGGCCTAGTGTATCCTATCTTAAGCAGCTCGTCATGAAGTGATAAACCAGCATTTGGAGAACCTCCATCTGCGAAGTCCACAAGGGTCATTTGGATGTTTTTCCAAGTCACAATGCCGGGATATTTAAACTTATGATTAATAAGTTGATAATCGTTAGTTGAAACATCAAAAGCCGGCTTATCAATTGACTTTGCCCAATACCAAATAGGGTCGTTCGTTTGTGCCCAACCATCAGAGATTATTTGAAATCTAAAATTTCTTTTAGGCTCAATTGTTGAATCTGTCCAAAACGACATGTTTAACCTCTATTAAGATGATGGAATTCTAAATTGGTCACGGAAAGCAGCTTTGGTCTCTTCTGCATGATCACATTCAGCCCAGTCATAACGCCAAGTCAAATCAATTGTTCTTAATTCATCATTAGCATAATCCAATGTAGAATAGGTAGCTCCCTTAAGATATGAATTCTGAAGCGTCCACTTCTCAATTTCAACACCATCTGCATTAAAGATTGTTGTAATAACAGAACCAACTGCAGCGACCGAATTGGCTTTACCCATAGTGCTTGGAGTGGTGTTTTTTCCTTTAACATTGTATCCTGAATTCAGAATGATTTGATTTGTTAAGGCTGCAGCATTAGGGCTAACAGGATCTACTAGCGTCATTGTGCAATCAGCCCAAGTCAAACGTCCGGGAAAGTAATACTTGTTATCTAAGTAATCGTGTGTTGTCTCGCTAACGTCGTATGATGGGGTCTTGAAGTTCTTTGCCCACCAAACGATACTATCAGAGTCAAATCCGGTGATTTGTACTTGAAATCTAAAATTTCTTTTAGGCTCTGATGTTGCTTCGGTCCAAAATGACATAATTTAATTCTCCTATTTATCTTTAATTAGTATCGATTATAGTTCTATGCCACTTTGAGTGATAACAAAGTCAACTGCGATGAACTCGATTGAACGGGCTGGTTTAACAAATACCTTCGCATACAAGACATTACGATCTTGAAGATCAGGTGTGGTAGTGGTCTCGTCTAAAACAAGTTTGTATTCTACGATACCAAAGTCTGATTTAACTTGTGAAAGAACGCGGTCTGCTTGAGTCTTGAAACGATTCCAAGTTGCTTGGATGTTTTGATCAAATAAGATTGTATCAGCGATATCTCCGATTTCTTTCTTGAGGTAGTTCATCAAGCGACGAACATTGATGCGATCAAGAGCAGATGCGTCTTGTTGAAGAGTTTTTTGTCCAAACACTACGGTATCACCTGTTGCAGGGAAACGAGCGATTGGGTTAATGTTAACTTCGTACAACTTATCACGATCAGCTTTGGTTAGATGCTCTACAGTTCCTAATACAGCAGGCCCCTGTGATCCACCAAGAGGATTTAAACCGCCTCTTTGGAATCCAGCAGGTGCGAACCATGGTTGAGAATCCGCTTCTGATTTACCAATAGCGCCGATTGCAGCAACTGAAGGAGGTGCGAATAATATGGTACCATTTCCACTTAGTGTGTCTGCAAGACGAACATTTGGATAGTAAGCAGCACCGTAAGAGTTATCTACACCCAAAGTGTTGATTGTGTTTGTTATTTCTGTAATTGATTGATTTTGTGCAGCTCCACCAGTATCATTTGCATCTTGATAGATCCCGAAGAAATCTACAATTGCAAGAGCATCTCCACGTTCTTGAGTTTGATTTAAGAGCGTAGTGTTTAAGACATTGTTGGTAATACCCGGCATAGAGATTAGGTCATAACGAAGTAAGTCTCTATCTTCTGCTTGCTCCAAAGCTTGTTCGATTGTGTGGCGTTCGTAACCAGCAGCATCATTCAATCGTGTGTTGTTAAATGGATTCGCCAATAAAACACTGACTCCGTCAAAGCCGCCAAAGAAAGGTGCTTGAAATTGTTTAACATTGTTTGTATTAATTAGGTGTGCAGAACCACTGTCGGCAGCAACTGAGGTACCGTCAGCATAAGAACCAGCTTCATAGTAAAATGAAGCACTCGCAGCGTCGGTAGCTCTAATGTCGTCAAGAGTAAATACATAAGATGCATCAGATAGAGTATCCGCCTCGGCCAAGTGAGGATCGATACCACGACGTTTGATACCAATGTCTCCAATTGTTTTGTCCACACCACTTAATAATTTATATCTTAATCCAAATTCTTTAGTTGGAGGATAATCTCTTGTTCCCAAGTAAGTACCAGATGTTGATAAAAGATGTGTCGGAATCTCTATAGAGGCAGTATAGGCATTTGGAGCCCCTGCGACCAATTTACTAGCGTTATTTCCGAGAACAGCACCGTCGTTTCCAACAAACCAATCAACATTGGTAGCGGTTCTACCATTGACTACTACAGGAGCAGGTGTCACCGGACCGGTAAATCCAAAAGGATAGTCCGACTTGCTAACTCCAGCAGCTACGGTAACTCTAATTAAACTAGAGACATTTGGATAAACACCAGTTGTTGAAAATTTACCAGATGCTCCAGCAGTCCCTTCTTGCCATACTTGATTTACATCTCCAATTCTTTTAGAAATGTAGTTTGGAGAGTCAACATTTAAGTTTAAGTTTGAGTATTTCTCAACATAGCCGGCACTACCGTATTTTCTGATTTCAATCGTGAATGTTGCATCTGGCTTAGTAGCTGTTGGGACTCGAACATCCTTGATACAAACATAATATTCTTTTTGAAACGCTTCTCCCTCATCCAATGCGGTGAGTCTAAACAGTTTCTTCTGAGCAGGCTTAATGCCAATAAACCAACCAGATTGAGCAGCAGTAAGTTCACTTCTAAAATCTGACCATTCTTGAGATGGGTTGGTCGATCCTTGATTCAATCCTGCAAAAAATGCAAATAAAGAACCAGATGCAGCGGCACTACCGCTATTTAAGTTTCTAACTTGACTCTCAAATGTTTCACCTAAGAAGTAACTCTCGGTGCTATCAGAGTATGCTGTAGGGTCAGTATTGAATACGTTACGAATAAAGTTTTGAGAATTTTGATCAAAGTTAAATGAGATAGTTTCATCAGTTAATGTATTATAATCAATAACTGCAGTAAATTCTCCATCTGCCGCTGAGGCTACAAAGTAAGATGCGGATGGAGCGTTCATAGCTGGCGATGAAGCGTCTGCACTGGTACCAGTTAAAGCCATGCCGAGCTCGTTAACATAAAAAATTGCAGCCAAAGTACCAGTAACTGTTGTTGATCCACTAGGGGCAACGAATAGACCAATTGATCCACTATAGTTAGCTGTTGTGGCACCACCGTGAGATTTTTGCGGTATATTCCAACCTGCTTTACCTGTAGTATCGGTACCATTATTAAGTCCACCAAGTCGGATAAACTTAACTGGTCCAACACCAGAAGCCAAGTAGGCTTGAGCAGCATAGCCAGCGTAAGATGCTGCAGCAGTATTACCTTGTCTCCAAGGATCATTACGTTTTACCCCATCTAGTGGGTTACCAAATACATCAATAAAGTTTTCCAAACTATTAACCTTAACTGGTTTCATAGCTGGTCCTTTCATGGATCTACCGATAAGAAGTAATCCATCTTCTTCTTGCACTGGGGTTACCTGTGATTGGTCAATCTCTCTCAATTCAATACCGGGAGACACAAAGTCGAACTTGGTAGGCATTAATCCTCTCCTATTAAAATTTATTTTCTTAATAAATAGTTAAATAAAAGCCCAAAGTCATAAATCC